GGCGGCAGCCGTTGCCGTGACGGACGACGCGATGGCAGCCAGCGCCACCGAGTCGACGTACTTGACGTTCTGGTTGGCCAGCTTCAGCAGCGACCGGCTGACCGGGTCCATCTGCTGCCGCTTGATCGCCTCGTCGGTGACCAGTGCGTCCTGGCCCCACTTGACCGTCTTCGCGAGGGAGGCGGTGCCGGTGCCCGGGGCGACGAGCGGGTACTCCATGCCGGGCTGGATGGCCCGCGGGTTCTCCCCGGAGAAGATCGACTCGCCGGTCTCGTAGAGGACGGAGCCTCCGGAGACCTGGAACCGTCCGGTGAGGAGGGCGTCCGCGATGTACCGCTGCTCGAGCAGGGTGCGGAGCCGGCGTGCGATCAGCGTGGGGTTCTGGAGGAACCGGCTGATCGTGACGTTGTCGCCGCTGATGGTGGGGGCGGCGGCCGGGTAGGTGTATCCCATCAGGATCAGAGCTCCATGATCTCGGCGAGGTTGCCGGCGGTCGCGGTGGTCAGGGCGATGCCGAAGACGCGCGCGTCGTTGGTGCCGACCGTGTGGGTCGCGACGGCGCCGGCGGCGGCGGCCTCGACGAGGTCACCGGCGGTGACGGTGCCGGAGGCGGTGAGGCGGTGGACGATGCCGCGGATGAAGACCCCGACCTTGTCGCCGGAGGCTGCGGCGTCCTGGGCGGCGACGCCGACCGGGATGTTGGCGGCGGCGGCCGAGTTGGCCACGGTGCCGTCACCGGACACGTAGACCGGCTTGCCGCCGGTGATCGCGGCCGAGGCGGTCAGGGTGACCGCGTTGCCGGGCACGTACAGGGGAACGTAGTCGCCCATCGGTCAGGCTCCCTTCTTCTCGTCCGGGAACAGCGAGAAGTACGCCTCGTCGTCCTCGGCCTGGTTCTCGGCCACCGGGTTGTCGTGGCCGAGCTCGCTGGTCGCGATGAGCACGGGCGCCTTCGCGAAGTGCGCGCGAACGCCCTCCTCGTCGCGGTCGTACTCGGCCGCCCAGCCGTCGCGGCTGGTCGGTAGGTACTTGTTCCGCACGCTGTCGAGGAACGCGTCGCGCTCCTTGTCGTGCAGGCTCTTTGCCGTGGTCGCAGCGAGCGCTGCGCCGGCCTCGAGGTCCGCGAGCTTGGCCGCGGGGATGACCACGTGGCCCTCGGGGATCTGGACGGCGGTGGGCTCGGCCTGCTCCGAGAGCGCCTCGTCGAGCGCCGCCAGGATGGTGGCCTCGTCCGCGTTCTCGGCGATGCCGAGCTTCTGCCGCATGGTGGTGACCTGCTCGTCGCTGAAAGCCACGGCGGGACCTCCTTCGGGTTGGGTTGACCCGTCCGCGGACGCGGTCGGGGGCTGTGGGGTGGGCGCCTGGTCGCGTCCCGCGAAGTGGAAGATCGACAGGTCGTACTCGGCGGCGGCGCGCTCGTCCTCCTCGCCGCAGCACGTGAGCGTGGGCTCCTCGTCGCCGCTGGCGGTCTCCACCGGGCCGAGGTCCGGGACGACCGCGACCCGGTCCGCCAGGTTGGCCTCGACGGCCTCGGACGCGGTGAACCAGGTCTCGACCCGCTGCAGCTCGCGCCACTTCTCGACCGTTCCGCCTGCGACCTCGGCGTACAGCTCTGCGCCGCTCTTGGAGATCGAGTCGATGACGTCGGCCTGCTTGCGGAGGTCCTCGGCGTTGCCGTAGATGATCGTGTGGGTGTCGTGGATCATCAGCGCCGTGCCGGGCGACATCACGGTCTCGTCGCAGCCGACCGCGATGTACGACGCCGCGGAGGCGGCGAGCCCGTCGACCACGGCGATGCAGGTGGCCTTGTGGGCGCGCAGGAGGTTCATGATCGCGCGGCCCTCGAACGCGTCGCCGCCGGGCGAGTTGATCCGCACGACCAGCTGCTCGACGTCGCCGAGCAGGTCGAGGGCGGTGCTGACCTCCTTGGCCGAGACGCCCCACCAGCCGCCCCAGGAGTCGATCGGCCCGTAGATCCGCAGCGTCGCCGCGGCGACCGGCTTGTCATCCGTCCCAGCGGTGCCGGTCTTGATCGGCACCGCGTCCAGGTTCCGCGACACCGTGAGGAGCGGCCGCTTGGTGTCCGGCTTCCTCTCGCCCCAGTACCGGTAGGGGCCGAGCTTGACAGTCACGATGCCTCCTGGGCGGGGACGGAGCGGAGGAACTTCACGAGGTCGGCATCCGAAGAGAGGCCGGCGGCCTCACGGACCCGGTCGAGCTCGCTGGCGCGGGTGCCGATCTCGTCGAACACGATCTGAGGTGCCGGCACGGTGGACCCGAAGTTGATGTCGACCAGGTCCTCGACGATGTGGGCCGTCGCGGTGTCGCGGACCATCTCCGCGACCGCCTGCAGTGAGAGGGTGAAGAAGTCGGCGAACGTCGAGCCGAGAGCCCAGGAGCCGGTCTGCGTGCCGAGGTTGAGGAAGTGCGCCAGGACCGCGCGGGCGATCTGCTCGTCCTGGTAGCGCACGAACTTGTCCGGGTCGGGCAGGGTCCCTTCGACGCCGACGAGCTTGAACGCGGCACCATGCGGGATCGCGGCGCCGGCGTTGTCGCCCGATCGGGCGTTGGCGGCGATCTGCTGGCCGGCCTCGAGCGACGCCTCACCATCGGCGCCCTCGTAGATCGGGACGCCCATGCTCTGCCGGTCGATCGCGGTCGACCATGAGCGGAGTGCCCGGTCCTTCAGCAGCCAGTTCTTGTACGCCGTGCGCAGCAGCGACTGGCCGAGCCAGTTGCCGCCCTCCCGCTCGAGCACGTAGGCCACGAGCCGGTTGACCGGGATCACAGTGCCGCTGTCCGGGCCCGTCATCGTGCCGTACTGCTCGATGGACACCAGGCCGCCGTCGCGGGCGACGTTGACCGCCGAGATCGTGCGCGGGAGGCGCGGGCCGAGCTTGCGGAGCCGGTACATGCCGGTGTCGGCGTCGAACCGGTACACCTGCTCGAAGTACATGTGGCCGAACGGCAGGATCAGCAGCGCCAACCTGAGGTGCTCGGTCCAGGAGAACCGGTCCCGGCCACGGAGCTGGGCCCGGTGGTCGTCGCCCGGGTCGGCGTCGACGATCGGGAGCCCGAGGTTCGCGGCAACGAACCGGGTGACCTCGGGGTCGCATCCGCGGCCGTCGATCCGCCACTGGGTGCGGATGATCGGGGAGGTCACCGCACGCAGCACGGACGACACCTGGGCGTCCTGGCGGCGCATCCGGTCGTAGACGTTGATCGACAGCGGCCACCGCAGCTCCGGCGTGGTCTCCCGGGTGAGGTCCACCCACCAGCCCTGGGCGCCCTCGATCGCGTAGCCCTTCTCACGCACGGGCTTCGGGGGAGCTGGCGCTGTGTCGACCATCGTCGCTCCTCTCAGAAGTTGACGCCGTCGATCGAGTCGGCGGCCGGGGTCGCCTTCCCTGCCCTGACGGGCTGCGGCGGCGGTGCGGTGTTCTTGCTGAGCGCGCCGTCCTCGATCGCCTGGCCGCGGGCGGCGTAGGCGAGGATCGCGGCGATGAAGTAGTCGATGAGCCCGGCCCGCTTCTTCACGACCTTGAGGTAGTGCTCCTCCTCCTGGCCGGTCTCCTCGTCCTCCCGCTTGGCCTTCCGCTTGCCCTTCACCAGGCCGGCGTTGAGGGCGTGCTCGGTGAGGGCGGTGTCGCCGTCGTGGGTGAGGTCGCCGTTGCGGAGCGCGGTCCGGAACCGCTCGATCGCCTTGTCCATGCGGACCTCGACGTTCGTGGGGAACTCGACGACCTTCTTCGGGAACAGCCCGGCCCACGTGTCGAGGGCGTCCTGCCACAGGTACGGGTCGCCGAACAGGTAGATCACGTCGTACGCCGCGAACGCCGCCTTGACGTTGGCGTGCACGATCGCCCGCGGCACCTTCCCGTTGTACTTCCGGGGCTCCCACAGGCCGAGCGGGAAGAGTCGGCCGTCGGAGATCCGGCAGGCGACCAGTGCGGTGGCGTCTCTGGCTCGGGAGCCGTCGAAGCCGAGCGCGATCATTTCGCCCTTCTCCAGCTGCCCCTTTCGGCTGGCTGCGTCCCAGACCGCCTTGTCGACCGCGTCCCGCTCGC